TGATTTTTAATCCAAAACTTCATAAACTCAAACATAAGTTCTTTCTCATGTTTACACTTTACATAAGTTACATCTGGCCTATCATGTACAAAATCACCGACACCCCAAGTTAGTATCTGTTTATTAGATTGATTTTTTACAGTAAGACAAATAATTTCTTCAATAGGATTTTCTACATCTGGAAAACCATTTTCACAAGTTGTTTCTATATCTAATGTAAATATTTTAATTAAGTCTTTATCCCATTTTATATCTTCAGGATGTTCTTGACCAATATACTGATAATGGTATCTTTCTAAACCATAGATAGGTGAATTAGATGTAGCGACTTCTTTTTTAAATTTACGAGCTGCGTCTATACTTGTAAACTCAATAGGTTTTAAATACTGACCTTGTAAAGTTTTATATACAGAATGTTCTTGTGTCAAACCATATAAAGTAGGACCAAAGTTTATTCTTTCTTTGTATTCTTTACCATCATGTATACCTCTAACTAGAAGTTTACCTTTATGTTCAATTACATTTTTATAAAAGTTCATCATTCCTCAAGTGTGCAATTAATCCATCATCATCTTTTGTCAAAACTATTTGACAAGCTAATCTACTAATACCATCTTTATATCCTTTTTCATATTCTAATAGTTCTATCTCTGGTGTATTATTACTTATTTTGCCATGTTTGGCAAGCCACCTTTCATCTATATGTACATGACAGGTACAACAGGCACAAGAGCCGCCACAATCTGCCGGTATTTCAGGTATATCAATCTTTGAATAAAACTTTGCAGCTTCCATCAAAGAAGCGCCTGTATCTACTTCTACTGGTATCTTACTACCATTTCTAACAAAGTAAACTGTTATCATTAAAGTTTAGGTACTTTAGTTTCAGTTATTAATTCTGCTTGAGGTGTTATAATTTTACTTGTATTTTTTTGATAAGAAGCAAGAATTTCTTTTTTAGGTTTTACAATCGCAACTACTTTATCTGCTGTCACCGTTATTTTCTCCTCGTCTGCAAATGGCATATAAGGCGTCATCATTAATTGAACAGGTTGACCTGGTGCTGATTGAGTTGGTATTATTGTAAATGGTTTTTCGAAGTTATAATTTCCCATAGTATCTTTTTCTACTTTAGAAATCACATCTTCACCAGTTGACATTCTTGCAATTTTCACATCTGACATAATTTACTCCTTGGTTATAATATATCACAACTTGACTTATTAGTCAATGCTGTATTTAGTTGTTATCACATATTTTCTTTGTGGGTTGACCATAACATTTAATCGTTTCATAAATGCTCTGTCAAGTAAGATAGGTGTTCTATCTTCTCTATCATCAATGGTAAATTCTACATCTTTATAGAAACCACCAGCGAATTCTACATCTAATTTTATTACATAACGGTCTTCATCATAATCTCTCAAACCGCCAACATTTATATTTTCAACTCTAACTATATTACTTGTAATTGTTTTACCTAATAAAGACCATGTAACTTTTTTATTTGACATAGGTTTAATTTTATCAGCGTGAATAACTGGCATACCTGAATTACCTGTATCAAACTTTGATATTAATTCGCCAAAAGGTTTTATAGTTAATATTTCTTTAAAACCACATTCAGTAGGTACTGTATATCTATTTTCTGATTTTGCAAAGTGTGTGATTACTTCTTTTGCAATATTCATATTAGTAGCGTCTTCAATACCCTCTGTGCCTGGTGATGAGTTTACTTCTAACATATAAGGTGGTAGACTCTCTCTATTCTTACTAGGTATAAAATCAACAGCAGTCCAATAACCACCAACTGCTTTAGAAGCTTTTAAACATTCTTCTATTTCTAATTCTGTTAACTTAATATTTTGTGGTTTAGAACCTTGCGATACATTAGACCTAAAATCTCCTTCGATTACAGGTCGTTTCATAGCCGCTAAAAATTTACCACCTAATATATGTACTCTAACATCATATTCTGTTTTGATATATTCTTGTACTAATAAATCTGCGTCTTCATCTTGTTTATGAATAAGTTGTACAATAGAATCTAAACCTCTTTCACTATCTAAAAATAAAACACCGACACCTTTACTACCTCTTAATGTTTTCATTATAAGAGGAAACTTAATGTCGGCTTGTTCTACTTGGTCAATAGATTTTTCGGGGTCGTTAATTAATTTTGTTTTAGGTTGTGTTAAACCATAATCTGCAAGTCTTAATGCTGTTCTATATTTGTCAGCACACACATTAATTGTAGTTCTAGGATTTACAAGTGTTGCATTTGCTCTCTCTAATATAGATACAAAGTCCATCCAACTATCTTTTCTAGTGATAGAACCTCTTACAACTGCAACGGTCATAGCGCCAACTTCAAAACCTTTTTTATCGTCTTTGTTGTGAAACTTACGGATACCGTTTTCAAATGTAGTATAACCACCTGTAAGTTTAAATAGATAATGTGGATAACCTAACTTATCACATTCTTCTTTTAATCTATCAGCAGTATGAAAAGTCTTTGCTTCTTCAGGCTCATCTGTAATAATCAATAGCCTTAAAAAAGGTTTTTCTTTTTTATCTTCGGTAATATAATCTTTAAAATTAGCTACTTGCATTTTCATTACTTTGATTAGGACTTTCTTTTTCATCAACTTTCTTACCAATATTATATTTGGCAGATAAGTTCCACTCTTTTTTTTCTTTAAATGGTAAAACCTTTATTTGACTTAATGGCGCCTTATCTTCGGCGTCTGTTGGTTTTACTATATCAATTAAGTTCCAATCTTGTAATAAAATAGCAATTGTATTTCTTCTCTGAATATCGTTAGCGACTAATGTAGCTTTCTTACCATCTAAAGCAAACAATTCTTTAAAATGTACTATAAAATACTTACCTTGTTTATGTAAAATATGGCAAGATTGGTATAATGTTTTATCTTTTCTACTTGCAACACCAATTCTTGTAAGGGTTTCTCTAACTTTTAGAAAGTCGTCTGGTTGTTTTATCGTAACTTCTAACATACTCTCAGGCGACCATGTAATCTCATCACTCATTTTCTTTTTCTCCCGCCTTTTGAAAGGCTTAATTTTATCTCGTCAATTTGTTTGTCTGTTAGTATATTAAGAGCCTGTTTAGCTTTCTCATTACTATAACCATAATACTCTTTTACATACTCTAAATTCTTCAATTTGGCTTGTGATAACCACTTGCCACCAAATCGCTTCTTTTTTCTTATACTATTTATGTAAAAGTGAAATTGCACCTTCTTATCCAAGAAGTGATAACCATTCATCTCATTTGCCTGAGCTATGGTATCATAGTGCATTGACAAACATTTATTAACAATGTAGGGAGGATATTTCTTTTCCCATGTTAGGTCCTCAGTATCTAACAAGGGTTTCTTATCAAAATTTATAGCATTTAAATAATCTTTTAATTCGTACATAATAACCTTTTTGGAGCGGGTGACAGGATTCGCACCTGCGACCTATTCGTTGGCAACGAATTGCTCTACTACTGAGCTACACCCGCTTATCACTATTTAAATTTACAACTGGCCATGATTTCAGTTAAACAGGCAACCATATTTATTTCTTGGTCTGCCACAAATGCCGATTTATACTGATAACCAGCTATAATTAATATAGCTTGTGGTACTGATTTAGTATCTAATGCCTCATAAAGAATATCGTAAATACCTCTGAATAGAGAAGCAGGTTCTTTGTCAATATTATTAACAACCCATTTTCTCATATCATTAAATTTTTTACCTTTTAAAGTTTGTACTAATTCTTTATTGTTTGCCTCTGATAAACTAAACAATATACCACTATCTATTTTACCTCTTACAGAATATCTTTGAAGTTCATTTATAGTTCTACGAAAATCAGGATAATATTTCTGTATAAGTTCAGCCAAAACCTTTTTATCAAACTCTATCTTTTCAGATTTAAGGAGAAAGGACATTCTCTCCATAAAAAGTTTGGCGGTTTTTACCTTTTGACCGTTTTTAATTGTGAAATCAATGACCGTACACCTACTATGTAATGCTGGTATAATCTTATTTCTATAATTACAAGTAAATATAAATCTACAATTATTGTAAAATGTTTCAATAAAATTACGCAAAGCAGGTTGAACACTATCAGCATTCATATAATCTGCCTCGTCTATAATTACAACTTTGTGATTAGATGTTTCGGTAAGTGATACTGTACTAGCAAAATTCTTAATCTTGTTTCGTAATGTATCTATTTGACGGCCTTCGTCTGACCCATTGATTATAATATAGTCAGCACCTAACTCCTCACATAAAGCACGAGCAACGGTAGTTTTACCTGTGCCGGCTGTACCTGATAAAAGTAGATTAGGTATTTCTTTTTGTTTTAGAAACTGACTAAATGTTTCTTTTATATCTTGTGATAAGATACAATCTTCAATTTTCTTTGGGCGATATTTTTCAACCCATAAGTAATCTGACATAATATATTCCTCATAATTTAAAATTCACTATCAGGCTCTAGTGCAATCCAATATTGAACCTTTTTGTGCCTATTTATAAAATGACTTATCTTTTGTGAAGATATAGCAACATCATAATCATCACTAATCATTTTAAAGTTTTCTACTTTGAAATAAGCATTAAATGTTTTATCAGATTGACCTACATCAATTGAATACTCATTTGAAGATTTGTTCTTCTTATCGGTAGCAACCATTTTAATTGTGCTACCATCACCAATTACTGCAACATCTGGTAAATTTAATGTAGTAGCAGCCTTCATAACTTTATGAAAGTCATCTTTTTTAAATGTAAAAGATACAAAAGTATCTGGCATGGTGATTGTTTTTGTTGGTGCAACAATAACTGATTTATCAGCAAAGAAATATTTAATATTTTGCTTTGAGTTTTCTTCAGCTATCTTTACATAAGACCCACCATTAAGTTCTAAACTAGGTTTACTGAATAAATCAATAGACCTTAAAAACTCTGGTAAATCATAGATAGCAAACTCGCTATCAAATTGTTCTTTCACTTCAGCTTCTGCCAAAATGTTTTTCATAGTGCTAATTGTCTGTACTTTATTTCCTGGTTTAACTAGAATATTCTGGTTAATATCAGAGAAATTTTTTAATACAGCAACTGTATCACTCGATAGATTCATAATATACTTTCTCCTATAATTTAATTGGTCAAATATTTCATCATAAACTCTGGTGATGATTCGCCGTAAGGGTCAGATGTTAAGTTATCACATTTGCCTGGCTCTTCAAAGATGGCTTCAATAATGCCATCATTTACCACCATAGAATATCTCCAAGACCTTTGACCGAAACCCTTGTCATTTTTTTGAACAAGCATTCCCATTAATCTTGAAAACTCGCCTGTGCCGTCTGGTATCATCTTGCAATTTACAATATGTTCCTTTTCAGCCCAAGCATTCATAACGAAAGAATCATTAACTGATATACAATATACTTCGTCAATGCCTCTTTCCTTAATATTGTTGTAGTTAGTTTCATAACCTGGTAATTGTTTGCTAGAACAAGTTGGTGTAAATGCACCTGGCAATCCAAATACTACTACTCTTTTGCCTTTAAAATAATCATCACTTGTTTTAGTAACCCATTCTCCAAGTTCTCTAACTCTAAATTTTACATTTGGTACTTTGTGTTTCATAATATACTCTTATTAAGAATTAATTTGGAGCGGATGGATGGTATTGCGCCACCTTCACCTGATTGGAAATCAAGTATAATACTTTTATACGACATCCGCATTATCTATAATACTATAAGTGCCAAAGAAAGTCAAGCCTCCTTCGGCACTCATTATTTTTATTTTACCTGTACTAGTTTTGACCAATTATCGACACCTTTTTCTTGTGGTAAGAAACCAGCCACTTTCATAAATTGAGTTTTACAACCTAAATCTTTTAGTCTTTGTATACCCTCATTCCAGTCAGCTAAAGTTCTTTCTCTTTTTGCCTTGATAGATGACTTTTTAGTAGGTCTTGATACATGAAATATCACCTGACAATCTTTACCAGTATCTAAATATTTACCAATCATTCTATGATAAGTTCTATAAGCACTACCTTGTTTACACATAAATGTATGTACACCAGGTTTTTTATCTTTAACATAGCCTGTTAACTCACCATTAAAATTGTACTTAATTGCCGAATCATCTTTAGACCATCTTTCTGCTTTTGCTCCATTCCATTCGTAAACGGCAGTATCTAAAGCGGCTAGATTTTCGACCTGTCTTACAATACTGTCTTTTGATTCTTTACTTCTAAACGGACAAATTTTATCTAAATGGTCTCTGATAACATCCTCGTCTTTTTTAAGACCAAAATCATTTATTTTTAACATGATTGTTTTCACAATATCTATTTCTTTATTAGTTACTTTTGGTAAACCTTCGTTTTCCATAGTTCTAATATCTAAAAGTTCACTATCTGTACATTCAACAACATCAAATACCATTTCAAAGTCTTTACCATATAATAATTCTAAAGCATTTGCTCTATTATATCCGTAAGCTAGTATGTGTGAATAATCACTATTAGATTCAGGATTTTTATATACACAAGGTAAATATTCAGTTGTATCCCAACCTTTTGCTATTGAGTGTTTTAAACTTTCAATATCACTTTCAGATGTACCATGCTGTCTAGCAGTATTGCCATCTTTATCGTTAATTAAAACTTTTGATAATTTTAGTTTGATTGTTTTTTTGTTTATTTTTACACCGACATTTGAGAAGTCTGGTATAGGTCGCTCAAAGGATTCTGAGCTTATATTTTTAGTTTCTATAATCATTTTTTCCTCTTATTAGATTGCGACAAACTTTATCCCATAAGGACAAAATCCATCTTATTATTATTTATA